TTACCATTTCGGCAATTGCCGCTTGGTATTCGGTCGCCGGTCTTACTGCTATCTTCAGTGCAGCAGTCATCCCTGTTATTATCATGGGAGGCGCACTAGAGGCTGGCAAATTGGTTGCCACAGTTTGGCTACACAATAATTGGAAGCGAGCCGGTTGGGCATTTAAAACCTACCTTATTCCTGCTATTGTATTCCTAATGCTGTTAACCAGTATGGGTATCTTTGGTTTCTTGAGTAAGGCACATTCAGATCAAAGTTTAGTAACTGGTGATGCAGTAAGTAAAGTGGCCATATACGATGAAAAGATTGCCACTGAAAGAGAAAACATAGCGCAGGCCAAACGAGCACTTGAGCAAATGAATGCCCAAGTGGATCAAATGCTTGGTAGAACAGATACCGAGCGTGGCACTGAACGAGCAGTGGTTATTCGTAAACAACAGGCCAAAGAACGAGCTGCATTACAAACAGAAATAGCACGAAGTCAAAAAATCATACAACAATTACAAGCCGAGCGAGCGCCATTAGCCGCTGAGGCGAGAAAGGTGGAGGCTGAAGTTGGACCTATCAAATATATTGCTGCTCTTATATACGGCGACAATCCCGATCAAAATATTCTTGAGCGTGCTGTACGTTGGGTTATTATACTTATTGTTGTTGTTTTTGATCCGCTTGCCTTGACATTGATTCTTGCTGCCAACAAACAATTTGAATGGGCTAGACAGGGCAAGGGTGGCTGGGTACACGAAGATGAAGCTGCACAAAATATCAATCCTGATCCGCCAGGCGTAGAACAACGACCTTGGACCGAGGAAGAAATTGCAGCATTAAATAGCACAGATAAACCAACAAATCCAGACCGTGAGGCCGATGATTTTTTTGAACAAGCAAAGTTTGCAGCACAAGCAGCAGATATATTAGATGAACAACAACGTGCCGAACAAGCAAATAACGAGGTGGCCAAGATCGAACAACCAGAACCAGATTTAAATATACCTATCTTGGAAAATGAAGAGATGTGGGCCAGCCGTGTAATTGATGAACATCAAAAAGCCCAGTATGAAGCCGATGATGGTCCACTTACACATGAACAAATTGAACAAATTAAAAAATCTGCAGAGGATGAACAAACAGATTCCATTAACACCGCGACAGAGGAATCTAAAGTAGAGTCGCCACCGCCTGTAGATGAATTCAACACACCTATAAGACGCGGCAACGACTACGCTGTGCGTTATAAAGGCAAAGTGTATAATTTAGATGCATTTAACAAGTTATATCCTTCAATGGCTATACAAGCAGATAATGATAAACTGCAAGCAGCTAGTCAATGCGGTTTTGGTGAACGTTTTCCGGACGATCCTATGAAAGGCGACATGTTTATAAGAACAGATTATCTACCGGATCGTTTGTTTAAATGGAATGGACAAAAGTGGATTGAAGTAGACAAAAACTCCACTGATAGTTATACTTACAACCAAGCTTACATACAGCATTTGATTGAAAAGTTAGAAGCCGGAGAATACGAAATCGAAGATTTAAGTGATGCAGAACAGGCACAAGTTGAACAACAAATTGAAGAAATTTTAAAAGGCAAACGTGGATAGTAATCTAGTCACCCCTCCTGACATTATTAAAAACGGATTGCATTCTGTTACCTTAGTTGATCCTGAACAAAATGAATTAGATACAATTATTAAATTTTGTCAACATAGTGATAAGGCATATAACATTTATGTGTATACACCAATCATGAACAATTTGGATTGGTTAGCTAAATCTGTTAATACTAGTGATGCAATAATTGTCAATACTAGATCGGATGACTATAAAGATTTATGGTTATTAGATAAAACATATTACTACGGACCTAAAATTTTAGTAGAAAATAAAAAACGTTTAGATGATCCTATACACTATTTTGCTCAACAATTAGAATACGATAAATAATTCTATGAATGAAAAACTTAAGTTTAATGGTAATCTAGTCATAGTTACAAACGACAATGTAGAAAAAGCTCTGCGTAAATTTAAAAAGAAAGTAGCAGAGTCTGGTTTACTGCAAGAATTGCGCGAGCGTGAAACTTATGAAAAACCTACCACACGTAGGAAGAAAGCTCACAACGCCGCTGTCCGTCGTTGGCGTAAAAAATTATCTGACGAACAGTTGCCAAAAAAATATTTCTAATTTTACCAAAAAAATAGAAAGATACAAATATAATTGCTATAATAGAATATAAATAAACATGGACGCCGTAATGGGTCCATTTTTATTTAACTTGCTTTTTAAAGGAGAAACTATGAAGCTAAATCCAATCCGCGACCGTATTTTGGTCCGTCCAATCGAAGAAGATACAAGAACAAAATCAGGAATCGTAATCCCAGACAATGCTCAAGAAAAACCCAGTCGTGGTTTTGTGGTGGCAGCTGGTACTGGCCGACTTTTGGACAATGGTACTGTTGTGCCATTAGTTGTTAAAGCCGGAGATACTGTTCTGTACGGAAAGTACGCAGGTACTGGTGTTAAACTAGATAACCAAGAACATATCGTCATGAAAGAAGATGATGTGTTGGCAATTGTTGAATAATTTTTAAGGAGAACGATTTATGACAGCAAAAGTTGTAACTTTTGGCGATAACAGCCGCTCACGCCTAGTTGATGGCGTTAACACCTTGGCCAATGCAGTTAAGGTTACCCTTGGCCCTAAAGGTCGTAATGTAGTAATTCAAAAAAGTTTTGGTTCTCCAGTAATTACCAAGGATGGTGTTACAGTGGCCAAAGAAATCGAACTTAAGGACGCTCTTGAAAATATGGGCGCACAGATGGTAAAAGAAGTAGCTTCCAAGACTGCTGACAAAGCAGGAGACGGTACTACTACTGCTACAGTTCTTGCACAAAGCATCGTACGCGAAGGCATGAAGTATGTTGCAGCTGGTATGAATCCCATGGATCTCAAGCGTGGTATTGATCGTGCAGTGACTGAAGCAGTGAAAGAACTCACTGCAATCAGTAAGCCTTGCTCTACCAACAAAGAAATACAACAAGTAGGTGCTATTAGTGCCAATGGTGATGAAACAATTGGTCGTTTAATTGCCGAAGCAATGGAAAAAGTTGGTAAAGAAGGTGTTATTACTGTAGAAGATGGTAAAGGTTTGCAAGATGAATTAGAAGTAGTTGAAGGTATGCAGTTCGACCGTGGCTATCTTTCGCCTTACTTTATCAATAATGCCGACAAACAACAGGTAGAACTAGACAAACCTTATGTGTTGCTGTTTGACAAAAAGATTTCAAATATCCGCGATCTTTTGCCAGTACTAGAACAAGTAGCTAAAGCTGGTCGTCCTTTACTAATTGTAGCTGAAGATGTAGAAGGCGAAGCTCTTGCAACCTTAGTGGTTAATAATATGCGTGGTATTCTTAAGACTGTTGCTGTTAAGGCACCTGGCTTTGGCGATCGTCGTAAGGCAATGCTAGAAGATATTGCTATTCTTACCGGTGGTCAAGTTATTGCTGAGGAACTTGGATATACATTGGAAAAAGCAACATTAAATGAATTGGGCCAAGCTGGTCGTGTTGAAATTGGCAAAGAAAATACAATTATAATTGATGGCAATGGCAAACGAGAAGACATCGATGCTCGTGTGAAACAAATTCGCGTACAAATTGAAGAAGCTACGTCAGATTACGATCGCGAAAAACTGCAAGAGCGTGTTGCAAAACTGGCCGGTGGTGTTGCTGTTATTCGAGTTGGAGCAGCTACTGAAACAGAAATGAAAGAAAAGAAAGACCGTATCGATGATGCATTACATGCTACTCGTGCTGCGGTAGAAGATGGTATTGTGTCTGGTGGTGGCGTAGCTTTGGTTCGGGTAAAACAAAAGCTTGAACAGTTAAAAGGTAACAATCCAGATCAAGATGCTGGTGTCAAGATTGTTCTTCGTGCAATGGAAGAACCATTACGCACTATTGCATACAACGCCGGCGAAGAACCTAGTGTTGTTATTAATCAAGTTGCAAGTGGCACAGGTAATTACGGTTACAATGCTGCCAATGACACCTATGGTGATTTGTTAGATATGGGTGTGGTTGATCCAACTAAAGTTACTAAAACTGCATTAATTAATGCAGCTAGTATCGCAGGCCTGCTGCTAACAACTGACTGTACTATAAATGATATCAAAGAAGATAAACCTGCTATGTCACACCCGGGTGGCATGGACATGGGTATGTAATCGTTGATTATTTAGGCATTTTGTAGTATAAATACAAGTGTAGGGCGCCTTAGGGGTCCTACACTCGCTTGCTTACTTAAGGAGAACAATTAATGAGCACAATTATTGGTATTGATCTTGGCACAACTAACAGTTGTGTTGCAATTGTAGAAAACGGAACCCCAAAAGTTATTGAAAATTCAGAAGGTGCAAGAACAACTCCTTCTATTGTCGCATACACCTCAGACGAAATTCTAGTTGGAGCTAGTGCCAAACGCCAGGCTGTAACTAATCCCAAAAACACTATCTATGCTAGTAAACGACTAATTGGTCGTAAATTCCAAGAACAAGCAGTTCAAAAAGATATTGACCTCATGCCTTATACCATTTTTGAAAGTAAAAATGGCGACGCATGGGTAAAAGCTAACGATAAAGAATTGGCGCCTCCACAAATCTCGGCAGAAGTCTTACGTAAAATGAAAAAAACTGCTGAGGATTATCTAGGACACGAAGTTACACGAGCAGTAATCACTGTACCTGCATATTTTAACGATAGTCAGCGCCAAGCTACCAAAGACGCAGGTGCTATCGCAGGCTTAGAAGTTCTGCGCATTATCAATGAGCCGACCGCAGCGGCTTTGGCTTATGGAGTAGATAAAAATGAAAAGACGGATCGTAAAATTGCTGTTTATGATCTTGGTGGTGGTACCTTTGATATTTCTATTATTGACATCGCTAATGTGGATGGTGATAAACAATTCGAAGTACTTAGCACCAACGGCGATACCTTTTTAGGTGGCGAAGATTTTGATCAAAGACTGATGGATTACTTAATTACCGAATTCAAGAAAGAAAGCGGTGTAGATCTAGCCAAAGATGTTATGGCACTACAGCGACTAAAAGAAGCAGCTGAAAAAACAAAAATAGAACTTTCCAATAGCACCCAAACAGATGTTAATTTGCCTTATATTACAGCCGATGCCACAGGCCCAAAACATTTAAATCTAAAAATTACTCGTGCAAAATTTGAAAGCCTAGTAGAAGATTTGATTCAACGCTCAATAGAACCGTGCCGAGTTGCCATGCGTGATGCTGGTGTGACTGCTGCAGATATTGATGAAGTTATTCTAGTTGGCGGACAGACACGCATGCCAAAAGTTCAAGAAGCAGTTGAACAATTGTTTGGCCGGGCACCTCGTCGAGATGTCAATCCTGATGAAGCTGTGGCTGTAGGCGCAGCAGTACAAGGTGCTGTACTTGGTGGCGAACGTAAAGACGTGCTACTACTTGATGTCACTCCACTAAGCCTAGGTATTGAAACCATGGGCGGAGTAATGACAAAACTGATTCAAAAAAATACAACTATTCCTACTAAGAACAGTCAGGTGTTCTCTACAGCCGAAGATAATCAACCAGCTGTAACAATCAAAGTCTATCAAGGCGAGCGTGAACTAGTTCAACATAATAAATTGTTAGGCGAATTTAATCTAGAAGGCATTGATCCTGCACCAAGAGGTATGCCACAAATTGAAGTTACGCTAGATGTAGACGCTAACGGTATTCTCAAGGTAAGTGCAAAAGACAAAAAGACTGGCAAAGAAAACAAGATTACAATTAAAAGTGATAGTGGTTTAAGTAAAGAACAGATTGAGGAAATGATTCGCGATGCTGAAACTAACGCAGATGCAGACAAAAAGCAGCGTGAATTAATTGAAACACGTAATCAAGCAGATTCAGTTATCCATCAGGTCCGCACTGATCTTAAAGAAGTAGAAGGCAAGCTATCGGAGGATCAAACTAATAAAATCAATGATACCATTGCAGAACTGGAAAAAGTAGTTGCCGGAACAGATCAAGAAGCTATTACTTCTAAGTTAAGTGAACTGTTTGTAGCTTCAAGTGTAATACAAGAAGTAAAGCAAAAAACAACAGAAGAATCTGTAAACGCGGAATCAAACGATAATGTAGTTGATGCTGAATTCACAGAAAAGAAGTAAAGAATATGCAGGGTAGATGCCATCGGGGTCTACCTTCATATATGTCATAACTTGCTTAATGAAAGGAGAAAATATTATGACAACATATACAATTAGTACTTTTGATTTACCTACTCTACATCGTCATGCTGTAGGATTTGATAAACTCTTTAATGAACTGGGTCGAACTTTTGCAAACAGTAAGGCCGAAAACTATCCTCCGCATAACATTGTTCGTATTGACGAAAATCATTATGCTATTCAACTTGCGGTAGCAGGGTTTACGCAAGAAGAACTGGATATTGAATACAAAGAAAATGTATTAACGATTAAAGGCGAACAAAAACAAAAAGACGAATATGAATATCTCCATCGGGGTATAAGTGCTCGTAATTTCACTCGCCATTTTACTCTAGCAGATAATGTCGAAGTAAAAGGTGCTACAGTTGTTAATGGTATTTTGGCTGTAAGTTTAGAACATATTGTTCCAGAAGAACAAAAAGCCAAGAAGATTGCTATTACTTTTGCTAAGTAATATAATAAACAAGTAGGGGGCATCCACCCCCCTGCTCAAACCTACAAAATTATGAGCAAAACAGATATTGTAGTTAAACCAAAAATTCAAGTTAAAACAAGCGTACAGCCACCTAGTTTGTTTAATGTAATTTACTTAAATGATAGTGTGACTACTATGGAATTTGTTATTGAAACATTAAAAAACATTTTTCATCACACTGAAGAAACTGCTACACAAATCACGATGAAAATTCACGAAGAAGGATCTAGTGTTGTAAGTACCTTACCTTACGAAATTGCTGAACAAAAAGGTGTAGAAGCAACTCTACTTGCTCGCAACAATGGTTTTCCACTCAACGTTAAATTAGAACCAGCTACATAAATGATATTCAATAAAATTCGTGAACTTAAGGACAAAGGACTTAAGATTGGAATCACCTTCTCCACTTTTGACTTATTTCATGCAGGGCATGTGGCAATGTTGGCAGAGGCTAAAAATCACTGCGATTATCTTATTGCCGGACTTCAAACAGACCCTACGATTGACCGGCCGGGCACCAAGAACCCTCCGGTACAAAGCATTGTTGAAAGACAAATACAACTGGCGGCATGCCGTTACGTGGATGAAGTGGTTGTGTATCAAACTGAACAAGATCTCGTAGATTTACTGCTTATTCTTCCATTGGATGTTCGTATACTTGGTGTAGAATATGCCAACAATCCTTTTACTGGAGATAATGAATGTTTTGCTAGAAATATTCAGTTAGTCTTTAACAGTCGCGATCATTCTTTTAGTTCAAGTAGTTTACGTCGTCGTGTAGCAGCAGCTGAAGCAGATCGAGCACTTAGGAGTCAATGATGGATGTCATGCTCGACATTGAAACACTTAGCACTCGTCCGTGGTCGGTTATTCTCACTCTAGGCGCAATCAAATTTAGTCCTTGGGATTCTGATGTTGACACTGAATCTGGATTGTATATTCGCCCGGATGTTGATGAACAATTGGCCATGGACAGACATGTACAAGACGAAACTGTAGCATGGTGGGGAACACAGACTGAAGAAGTTCGTGAAGAAGCTATGGGAATGATGGGTCGCATAAGCATTAACCAAATGCTTGACCAATTAAATAAATTTTTAGTTGGCGTTGATAACATTTGGTGCCAAGGTCCTGCTTTTGATATTGTAATATTAGAAGATCTTTACAGGCAAGTAGGTCGACCTACGCCATGGCAGTTTTGGCAAATTAGAGACAGCCGTACATTGTTTGCTGTTCACGGAGATCCTAGAAAGAAAGATAGGCATGGTGCTCATAACGCATTAATTGATTGTTATTATCAAGCCCGTGCTGTGCAAGATATATACAAGTCAGTGGGGATAAAGAAAAAAGAATGGACATAATTTTCAATAGAAAAGTGGCAGAAGAACTGTCAGAAAAATATGTGGTGCTGGAACTAGAAACACATCTAGTAGGCGAGGACATATTAGAAACTTTTTGTGTAGTTCCTGGTGATAAAATTACAATGGACGAAGTTACTAAATTAGATCATTGGAAAAAATTACATGATCAATTTGTCCAGGCCAATAAAGAAAAAAATGCTAAACTGTGTTATGATCTACGACCCTACCTAAAAGGTAAATGGGGCGGCGAATTAGACGAATTTTACGACATAGTTTGCGGTAGATTCGATTATAAAGAAGATCAATAATATTGGTATTTTATCATTGTGCAACACAATGATATATACAATATGAATAAATTTTTAGCTGCCATCTTACTGGCCACTCTAGCCACGGCAGCTACAGCCGAACCAAAACCTAGAAAAATTCAAATGATGTGCGGTAGTTTTGAAGATGTTGAAGCGACCATGGAACGATACGGCGAAAAACTGATTATGGCTACTCAGGCACCAAATGAACAAACTGTAAATTTAGTCTATGCTAATTTTGAAACAGAAACTACCAGCTGGTTTATTCATGATTTAAACACTGATGAATATTGTATGGTTGGTGTAGGCAAACGAATTTATATACCCGATGACAGTGTGCTTAAAAAAGGTATTGGTGTCGGAACAAGAATTATATACAAATAACCTGGAAATTCCAGGTTTTTTTGTGACTTTTTAAGGAAAAAATCATGAGTTGGTTTGCACATCGTCCACCACGTAATCCACCTAATCCTACTCCGGTAACCCCTCCACATAGAATGTAGCAGTTATCTAGTAGTAGTTTTTTCTTGCTTAGTATGGTAAGTACTACTAAGTTCGATTAGTATTGGTTCTTCAATAAAAAAAACAACGGAATTAAAAATTGAACCAATTGGCAGTAACGAGCTGTACTAGTGATGGGTCAGGGCTATGGATCCATTAACACTATTTGCTCTAGCGAATGGTGCTGTACAAGCTGTTAAAAAAGGCTGCGAGTTATACAAAGAAATAGCCGGTGCAGCAGGCGATGTTAAAGGTGTTCTCAAAGACCTAGAAGAACAGTTTAACCTACGACACAAAGATAATCCTCCAAGCGTAGCTGAGAAAAATCAGTTCATCCAAGAAAAAAACCGTGTATTAGAATTAAGCAAAAAACAGCCCAACGATATCTACACTACAATTGGTGAAGAGCTAGGGGTGTATTTTGAAAACTTTGCAAAGTGTACTGCTATATTTGAAGAAGAAGAAAAGCATGCCAAAGAAGTTTATACAGGTGAAACCAGCTTAGGCAAAAGAGCATTGCAAAGAGTTCTTATGCAAAGCAGGCTGCTTGCTATGGAAGCCGAATTGCGTGAATTGATGGTGTATAATTGTCCTCCTGAACTGGGAGACTTGTACACTCGTGTTTACGCCATGATGGAGAAAATGAAAAAAGAACAGGCAGTGGCCTGGGCTAAAAAAAGAAAAGAAGACAAAATTGCAGCAGAAAAACGACGTAAACGAATCGAACATTTAAAATGTCATGCCTGGAAATATGGTATAGCAACCGTGGTAAGTTTATACCTTATATGGTTAACATGGGCAGTTGTACAAGTGAGAATTGAAGTAGAACCCGAATTAGGTCGTTGTCTTGTGCCTAAAGGCAATGTTGTTTATGATTGGTATAATAATTTAAAGTGGATAGATTGCGAAGTACAACAATGAGTAAATATGAATTTACTGCTACCGCCAATGCATATATTGTTAGTCGTATGTACAGTGATCATGGATACACAGTAGAAGAAATTTGTTTGCGATTACGGTATCCTCAAGACGCTGTAGAGACAATAATAAAGAAACATAACTTACAACATGGCAAAAAATCCTGGCGTTATTAAAATTGTTCTTAACTTGTATTTTCAAGGATATTCTGTAGTGGCCATAGCTCGTGTTTTGAATCTACCAATAATTGAAGTTGCTGATATTATTAATTTCTATAAATAACTTGCGATAAAAAATAGCAGGCGATTGACAATCCATAGATTATGCTTTAAAATATTTAATTACTTACAACATTATGAATATTGATACTCGAACTATTCCTAATTTTTTGTCAGACTCTGAAATAGAATTTATTGAAAATTATGTAATGTCTAATTTCAAACCTTGGGAAAATTGGAACCAATCGCAAAACGGACAAAACGTAATGTCAGGGCATTATTATTGTTTTGATTATTATGATAAAAATAATGATTGTGTGTATGATATTTTACAATCAAAATTCACCAAAGAATTTGGTCCTGATTTAAATATTCAACAGATACACATTTTTGATGCATTTGATCCCTATTCAGTGCATAGCGACGTAGACAGCGGAGGTGCTGTAGTTGCCAAAGCACCTGTGCCGGCATGGACCTTTATTATACCCTTATTTGATGTTAACAGCCACACTATTGTTTTTAATGAACAAAGCCAAATAAAAGATCCCGAGGTTTATTTTAAAGAAAATCCAAGGTCAGACACTTTGTTAATTAGCACTCATGATTATAACAAATACTTTTCCCATATTCCGCTTTCGTATTTTTATTGGTTGACAATAGAAGATATTTTTCAATGGAAAAAAGGTTCATTGTTTGCAGCAAGTAGATATAAATTTCACACAAGCGACAATTTTATAGCTAATAATATTAAAAACAAGCGTGCCTTAATTGCTTGGACAAGTCTTCCAGAAAATTGATTCTTAGGTTCTTTACTTTTACATATGAAAAATATTGTCGCAGTAGTTTTATTCTCTTTGGTAAACTATTCCTATGCAGCTCAGATACAAGCTAAATCTTGGCTGATTGCAGATGGAGAAGGAAAAGTTTTAGAATCAGAAAACATAGAAATAGTACAGCCAATAGCAAGTATAACAAAACTAATGACTGCTATGGTAGTATTAGATGCTAATGAAAATCTAAATACACCTTTAAAAAAGAAATTTAAAGGATTATATATAACTAGAGAACAGCTTTTAAATTTGGCTATTATCAAATCTGATAATGTTGCTGCTAAAATGTTATGCGAAAATTATCATAGAGGTTACCGGCAGTGTATTGAAGATATGAATCACAAAGCAGATGTACTAGGAATGACTCGTACATCATTTTTTGACAGCAGTGGTTTAGATAATCGCAATGTTAGTACCCCTACAGATTTGATAAAATTATTGTTGGCAGCGGAAAAATATCCTGTAATTGTATCTGCTAGTAATAAATTAGTTGGAGAAATTATTAAATCCAAAAAGAAAAAAATATTAAAATGGAAATACTCTAATACCAATCCACTGGTAGGCAAATATGACGTTTTGGTCAGTAAAACAGGTTACGTAAGAGCTTCCGGAGGCTGTTTAGTAATGAGTCTTTATATAAACAATCAAAAAAAATTATTTGTTGTATTAAATTCAAAGACAACAAGAACAAGGATACATGATATGGAGCAGTTGATTGTTAGTGCAATAGAAAGAAAAATTTAAAATAATAAATGTCTTCTTATTAAGTCAAAGTCTAAAACTTCAGGCAATCGGAATCTAAAAGATAAATCTTTGTTATACATAAACATAGCTTTTTTAAAATTTTCTATAGCTTCATCTACTATTATTTCTCTAAATTTTCCAAAAAAATGAGCATGATTAAATTCAAGCACAGGTAACATTTCATTATACATCTCAGTCAAATTTTTATTTTGTAGTTTCTTTAGTTCCCCAATCGCTTTTTGAATTCTTAAATCAGGATCTGGTTCGTTATCGTAATCTTCATTGATCCAGCGATCAAACGTTTGAAAACCGTATTCTTTGAGATATGCTAGATTACCGGGTGCGCCAATTAAAATAAAAGGTCTTTTAATTACTATTGGCTTAAAAATTTTCTCCGTTAAATGTAACTTTTCATCATAAAAAATAGTTTCTGGAACAATATGCCACAAAGAACTTAATGCAAACGTATTTTCTATAATGTCTGCACTTACTGTTTTAAAACTATTTTTGTTATCCAAAATAATTGGTTGCGCTTTAGAATAAAGATTTTTATATATATCTTTTTTAGTTTGAACACTTAACAATGAATACGGATCAAAAATTTCATCTTTTATTAGATTTGTGGTTAATTTAGGAGCAGATATATTTCCTACCTTATCTAAATTATGGTGAAATAATTGATTAAGTAAATTCAACCTATAATTTCTTTTTTTATCCAATATGTGATTTAAACAGATAAATAATTTTGTTATTTTGATATCACTTTTTTGCATATATTTAAAATCACGAAACCAGTCAAGTGCAGCAAACCCGTGAAAGAAAAAATACCAATCTTTATAATTGTATTTTTTTAACAGATTATTTTTCATTTTACTTTTTTCTGAATTGGCGACAATTGAAATATGAACATCGGCTTCCATACAACTTATAGGCGGAATCATACTATCAGTCCCTTTACTAAAGTCAAATGGTACTACATCTGTACCTAATGGATAATAATGCAGATTTTCAAAATCTTCATAATTAATAGGTTCTTCGCACCACCAAAATAATTGACCGTTTATATCAAAATTTAAATCAAACTTATTGCCAAAATTAAAAGGAACAAAATTTTCAATTTTAGTAGAATAGCTTGGTATAAATCCATATGATGTTAAATGATTAGGGTAACAAAAAACTTCGTGAAATAACTCATAAAATCGATTGTAGGAGATCATAATGAAAGTTGGATTTATAGGTTTAGGTAAATTAGGTATGTCTTGTGCAGAGGTTTTGTCTGCACAGTATGATGTAACTGGTTATGATATTTACCCAAAGCAAAGCGACAAAATTAAAATTTCAGATAATTTACGTGGCGCTGTTGTTGGCAAAGATATCGTATTTGTTGCAGTTCAGACACCGCACGATCCTGCTTATGATGGTTCTAAGCCAATCACACATTTACCAAACAAAGATTTTGATTATACAATTGTAAAAGATGTTCTAAATCAAATTGATGCCTGGGCAACACCAAATCAATTAGTTGTGTTAATATCTACAGTTTTACCTGGCACCGTTAGAAGAGAACTACGTCCATGTTTAACTAATGCAAGATTTATATACAATCCATATCTTATAGCAATGGGTTCAGTTGAATGGGATATGGTAAATCCTGAGATGATTATAATTGGTACAGAAGATGGATCGCAGACAGGTGACGCTCAAGAATTAATAGATTTTTACACACCTGTAATGCAAAACGATCCTAGATATATTGTAGGAACATGGGACGAAGCAGAATCTATAAAAATATTTTATAACACTTTTATTAGTACAAAAGTGGGTATAGTTAACATGATACAAGATGTAGCAATGAAAAATGGTAACATTAATGTTGATGTAGTGACCGATGCTTTAGCCCATAGTACTATTCGTATTATGAGCCCAAAATATATGAAAGCAGGCATGGGAGATGCTGGACCTTGTCATCCTAGAGATAATATTGCACTACGTTGGCTAGCAGAAAATTTAAGTCTTGGATATGACTTTTTTGATACAATTATTCATGCAAGAGAAATACAAGCAAGAAACTTAGCCAAGTTTTTGAAAAAAATACAAGTTGAGAGAAACTTGCCTATTTTTGTTCTAGGCAAGGCATATAAACCAGACGTAGAATATTGTGATGGAAGTTACAGTCTACTATTAGGATATTACCTAGAAGAACTGCAAACTAAATTTTATTACATAGACCCGCTGACCGGTGACGCACCACCATTTAAAGACGTACCTGTTATAGCGTTTCTTGCACATTCTAGAAAAATAACTTACGGGTATACCGGAGAAAATAACGAACAAGAATTGTACGTGAAACTTGCAGAAGGTAGTGTAATTGTTGATCCATGGCGACAATTTGTTTCAGACAAAGATTATGAGGTAATATATTATGGCAACACACGAATACTTTCATCTTGATCCTTTTTGGGATGAAGAATATAAAAATTTAAATTATAAGAAAGAACAGTTCAATGATCCTGCTACTATGATTGACTGGGAAGATGCAGGATTCAGAGGACCATTTGGCGGCTACATGTGCGATATGCGTAATAGCCAACCATTGTGGAATAAAGAAATTATAGACTTTTTTCAGCATTTAGAATGGAAAAATATAGGCACTTCGTATTACAGAATGGATCCGGGTACAATGCTCCTGATGCATGTTGACACATATAAAAGATACATTGAATTGTTTAATCTCAAGGGCAAGGAAGATACAATTAGACGTGCAGTAATTTTCTTAGAAGATTGGCAATCAGGACATTATGTTGAATGTTGTAATACAGCCTACACTGGTTACATAAAAGGTTTTACATTAACCTGGGATTGGAACGCTCCTCATATGGCAGCTAACTTAGGTACTACACCAAGATATACTCTTCAGGTAACAGGGCACATATGATTAATAGTTACAACGAATGGGATTCTCTCAAAGAAGTTGTTGTAGGTCGAGCAGATTTTGCCAATTGGCCCTCGGATGATCCTGTGTTTTCTAAAGAAAGTGAAAAGACAACATGGCAAGCAAGCCCAGTGCCCAGTGGGCCGGTACCTGATTGGATCATTGACGAAGCCAACGAGGACTTAGACATTTTGGCACAAACATTGGAAAATTACGGTGTTATAGTACATAGACCGCGAGCACTTAACTATCAAGAGTTAGGCGGTATGTACGGTTATTGTCCTAGAGACAGATTGTTTATCTATGGTGACACAATAGTGGATCCTGCTATGATGTATCCTTGCAGAGATATGGAGATAGAAGCACTCGACGACATTATCTATCGCGCCAATATTGTTCATCGTATGCCTCGTAATGATAGGTACATAATGGATGCTGCTAATGCTCTTAGATTAAATGACAAAATATTATATTTGGAAAGCGTAAGTGGTAATTATCAAGCCGCGCATTGGTTAATGACTAAGTTTCACAATGTCAAATTTGAAATTTGTAAATTTTATTCAGGAGTACATATTGACAGCACTATAGTTCCTTTGCGCGAAGGCCTAGTCCTTGTTAATGCTAGTCGTGTAGGCAATGAAGATAACTTACCAAATGTATTCAGTACGTGGGATGTAATTTGGATAACTGATGATGACATTATAGAACAAGGATTTTATCAATATCCTTATGCCAGTAAATGGATAGCACTAAACATGTTAGTGATTGATCCAAATACTGTAATAGTAGACAAACATCAACATAAACTCATTAGGATACTAGAATCTTATAATTTTACTGTAATACCGCTAGAATTACGGCATTCTAGGACATTAGGTGGTGGTTTTCATTGTGTTACGCTAGACATAGTACGTCAAACTCAATAAATAACTAACAATAAAAAAAAAGGTTATCATGAGTTTTGAAAGTTATACTGATTGTCTAATGCAGGCATTTTTACTGCATACAAAGCAAAACGAAATACTTAAAAGAAAAAAAGAAATACTAGACGAAGTTTCGTATTTCCATAACTATAGCCCATCTAATGTATTATATATTGGATTTAACCCTTTAATATTAATTGATAATACAAAAACAATTTATGTTACTGAAGTTTCTAATAATGTAAAAAATTATCTTAATAAAGCTGGGGTCAAATTTAATTTTATTGAATACAAAGATTTAACTATGTATGCTAAAAAGTTTGACGTAGTTATAGCTTTAGATGAATTTTTTACTTTTGCTAAAGACGAAATTGAGCAAAAAAATAAAGTTATAGAAATATGTAGACTGGCCACCGACTATATCATAACTACATGTAGAGACTACAAAAATCAAGAATTTAAGGACAAAGAATTTTCATTACCTGCTTTAATTAAAAACGGAAATGATAACAATATATTTTTAGAATTTCATAACTACGATGCGCAAGATAGAAATTCATGGCAAACTAGTTTGTATAAAATAAACGGTAATAATTTTGAAAATTTTGGTCCGTATGCAAAAAAAATTATGTTTTTTAAACAATTAGCAAAATTTAGTCATGATGCTGGAGCAGCTAGTTTTCACGTACACAAAAATTTAATGTATAAAAGTTTAATCAAAAAAAATTACGAACACGTAATTAGTATTCGATTTAATAATGGAAATTAATACACATTTAACAAAAATAGTTGAAGAGTTAATAGCAGACATTACATCTAATGTAATTGTAAAGGTTGACAGTGCAATTAGTGCTGCTATTAACAATAGACTTGTTTCATATGACTATACGTCACACATTCAGGATGCTACTAATCTCGCGATTGAAAAAAGAATCAGTGAATATTCAATTGATCCCAGAAAATTAGAAAACAGAATAGTAGATAAAATACGCACTTCTCTTGACACAATTCAAGAGAAAACAAACCAATTAGTAGAACTAAAGGTAAGCGAAAAGTTTTCTACAATTGATTTGGACCGAGCATTAAACACATCAGTAAGTGTATTAATTGCAGATAGAATTTCAGAATTTGTTTTTCCCCCAAGTAGTATTGATCCTGCTGCACTTAAATTGAGTAATCTTAGGATATCTGGCGATAATGTCAATGGCGGCATAATTGAAAACTTTGGTAGTACAGGTATAGAAGATCGTGCTTCGCAAGTAGCACTTACTATATTAGACGACAGTGTAGTTGTTGAAAATAATCTCCTCACCCAAGATTTAACAGTACAAGGTACTATGACAATCAATGGTGATTTTGCTGTTAATGGAAATATACCCGAAGATTCTAAATTTTTTAGATCTATAGTTTCAAGTACAACTTCAAGCACATTAAGTACAATTAACCAAAGTTTATTTGATAATTTTAGTAATATTGTTTTTGATAAAATTAAAAAAGATGGACTAGATCTAAATAAAATAACTTTAAACGGATCTGAACTAGCTACTACAAATGCATTAGGTTCTACAATAGTTAATAGTAATTTGCAAACACTAGGAGAACTAAAGGAACTTAGAGTAAGTGGTGAAAGCATTATTGCTCAAACTTTTTACGTTACTCCAAAAAGAGTGGGCATTAATACAATTGAACCATCTGCTGCTTTAAGCGTCTGGGACGATGAAATTGAAATAATTGCCAAGAAAAAATCTAGAGATGTTGGTTTAATTGGTACGTCTAGACAACAGAAATTGGTTATTACTTCAAATAACAAGGATAACATTGTACTTTCCGAAGATGGGTCTACTCAAATTGACGATCTTAGAGTAGGTCAAATGAGATTCACCACTTCCAGTACTCCCCCAAATTTTGTTAGTGAAAGATGCCATGTGGTTTGGAACACTAACCCAAATCCAGGCGGACCGTTAGGATGGATTTGCCTAGGTGGAGCCAATTGGGCCAACTTCGGAATAATTGACTGATTTCAAATATACTGCTATAATGCAGTATGACTACCTTAGTTCTAAATAAAAAACATTGGTCGGATATTAGAACTCGTATCACTCAAGAATACGGGGATACTTTCTTCTTGATCCGGTCAAGGGTAGAAAGAGAATTGGGTTTTACCAGTCGCAATTACAGAGAATGGTATTACGAAACCGGGTGGCAAGAGGACATGAGATTGGATTTCAAGGATCCGGCTCGGGCAACTTTCTTTCAATTGAAATATCTATGACTACTAATGCTTATCTAGTTTATTGGTGTGAAGAAGGCTTGGAAAGTGTAGTTCCGATTACTGAATACGAGCACATTGATCGAGATAACACATTTCGTGTGTTAAATAATCAAGATCCAGTCCGTAATCCAGTGTACACTCTCGTCCAAAGCATGATTCTTCGTGCTCAAGTTAACGCACACCGCCATTATGAACTTTATGCCATAGACTGTGACCATAGTATCAGCAAACAAGATATTGAACAGATGTTTGAAACTGATCCACAGTCGGCGGCCAATTTGTTTAGATCGCGTGGTCATAGTATGTATAGTAACCGTGCTGTAAAAAATCGTGTAAAGATTACATGAAAATTGTGTGGGAAAGAGATGCAGCATATCCTTTAATTTTAATTGCCAGAATTGCATATGATCACGGACCAATAACTCAAACTGGATTGAGAGAAAGTAATCTTGAGCCAATACAAGAATGGTGTATGTACAATAGGTGCGGACGCAGAACATCGTTTGATACCTTTAAATTTCGCAACGAAGAAGAAGTAACTATGTTTTTACTTAAATGGGGATAATATGGAAATGATCACTGTTTGGCTATTAAGCATACAATTTTGGAACGACCCATCGCCGTCAATGAAGTTTGTGTATACTAAAGAGTATCCTACTCACGAAGAGTGTATGGCTGCAAGAGCAAAATGGGTAGAATCAATTAAAACCAATCAAGATCAATACCAATCTTTATGTTTACAAAAAAATAAAAATGTCAACACTGTGGGAAGATAAAAAAGGTAGATTTATTGCCACTGGTCCTTTTGACGAGGAAATGCCACACTATTATATCATTATAAGTGATTATCGTTGGTGGACCAACAATGAAAAAGAGATATATACTTGGATGGACGAATGTTTGCCTAGAGGGCGTAATCATCAACAAGGCATGGTTGTGGTCATAGAAGACCAAGCAGATGCTAGTAATTTTTTATTAAGATGGCAATAGTAACCTTATACGATATTGATGAAGATCAGCTAAGAGAATGGGCAGTTGAAAATTGCCCTAGTTTTGTTAGTTGGTTGATCTACGAAAATAGCAATGCTTTTAGCTTCGATGTACTAGGCGAGGAGCCCGAATGGCACATTCGTTACGAGTTTGAATTCTATAACGAGCAGGATGCTTTGTTATTTCAATTACGTTGGCAAGGACAATAATGGAACCTAGTTTAGAACGTGATATGAAAGATACCAAGTGGTTTGTAGATAAAGTGCGAGATAGTGAAAGCTACGCTCAAAATGTGTATGCTGCATTATGTAATAATTCTTTTCAAAAACTAGAAGTAATACCTGTGTTGACAGATCAGACATGGAGTTGTACCTGGCGTTATGCCGGCGGATTGGTAGCGGATATTCGCTGTCAAGGCGACTACATGGATTGGTACTGTTCGGGTATGGGATTTGTTGGAGATGAAGGCCACCTTAAACAAGGGTTTGTTCACGAATCTCATATCACAGATGAAGTTCAAATGGATCTTAAACAATTGGGTTGGATTGTAGTTCCTTACCAAGATGATTATCTTTAATGCAAGTTTATAACAGACGGCATTGGCCTCATCAATTTCGTATGACTCCTGAACCGGATGCTTGGGAACAGGCTTGTAGATTGGAAGCATATTGTATTGATACATTTGAACGCAATACTTGGCGTTCAAATGGCTTGTATTTTGCCTTTAAGAATCAAGAAGATGCTACACTTTTTTTATTAAAATGGAGTAGTTGATCAATGATTGATGTTGTAGATTGGTCAATTGAATTTGAAATAGTTGATGGCGATTACAAGCAAATGATAGATTGGCTTGTAAACAACATAGAAGAAGTTAGAGATCGACACACCGCGGGTGAATACTTTGGCAAACCAAAACCATACCATTTTAGTTCAATCAGTCAGTTTGCTAGATTTCGTGGCTTTACTGACAAATGGTATCTTGAAATTCAAGGAAATCAACAAAGGAAAATTGTTAGATTTCACCAAACAGTTCCACATAGAAAAATAGTAGAATTTGCACTAAAATACACATGCCAAGCGAAATAAGAATACCATATCCAAAAATGGAAAAGCAAACCGATCAAGTGAATGAATGGTTGCAAACTCATGCTGGTACAGGATCAATTCGATACGGTGGTCGAGAAGGAGAAATTCGCCATTGGTTAAACGGTGATGATTGGCTCTACTATGTGCAGTATCCAATGGCCGATCAGGCGCCACTTGAAGAAAGTGTTACAGTTTATATATTTAAAAATGAACGCATTGCCACCGAATTCGCATTAAGATTTGCATGATTGACTTACCCTTAAAGACTTGTTATAATAACTTGCTATGCACACAGACGCTCTTGGCAAATCAATTAGTGTAAATGACTATGTGGCCTTTCCTCAGGCCAATAGACTCATGATCGGCAAAGTTGCAAAACTAAGCAACAAGATGCTGATTATTGAAGCTGTGATCAAAAAACGAATCAATCGTCGCACAGGCGAATACATAGAAACATATCGTAAATATCCCAAAGACAGTGTTTTAGTAGATAAAAACGCAGAACTTACAATGTATGTTATAAGGCACTCATGATTGGAAGAATTGGTTTTGCATGCAAATGGTTAAATGATCCTAGCGAATGCGGTGGCATGAAGGTCAATGCCAAAGATCGTGATCTCAACGGACGTAGTACCACCATGCGTTGGCTGCGCGAACACCCCGAAGAGGCCGAACAGCGTCAGTGGGACATAATGAATCACAACGCTGCTGCGGCAGTTAAGATGGTTGAGCGTGTAGCCACATTGCCCCTTGAGCGTAGAATGGTGCGCTTGGGTTCGGAAATGTTGCAAGGCTACACTGAACCCAATTGGATTGCGTGGTGGCAACAGGCAGATGTGCAGCGACATCTAGAGAAAATATTTGCACCCATTGGCGAAACTGCAAGACGATTGGATGTGCGACTTAGTTTTCATCCTGGTCAGTTTTGTGTACTAGCTAGTGAAAATGATAACATTGTAGAACGATCAATTCAGGAGTTTGAATATCATGCAGATATGGCTAGATGGATGGGCTACGGCCGTTCGTTCCAGGACTTTAAAATCAATGTCCACATCTCAGGCAAACGCGGCCCGGATGGAATCCGTGCAGCACTACAACGCCTCAGCCCTGAAGCAAGAAACTGTATCACGATCGAAAACGACGAAATGTCTTGGGGACTTGAGGCCAGCCTCGAACTGGTCAACGATTGTGCATTGGTACTAGATCTACATCATCATTGGATTGCAAGCGGAGAATATATTGACCATAGAGACTATCGTATTAAGAGGATTCAGGATAGCTGGCGCGGTGTTCGCCCTGTTATTCATTACAGCACTAGCAGGGAAGATGTTTTGGTGGGGCATGACTCTAATACACGCCCAGATCTTACGAATCTTTTAGCTCAAGGCTACAAAAAACAAAAATTACGAGCACATTCAGACTTTGCTTGGAACACGGCTTGCAATGAGTGGGCATTAGAACATGGTGCCTGGGCCGACATCATGGTCGAGGCCAAAGGAAAGAATTTGGCTAGTCAACAACTTTATGATCAGCAGTTAGATATGGTTCAACTACAGCAACAAGATTCTGTATAAATTTTCCATTCCAATCTTCCATCATTAAATTGTAATTGTGTTCTGTTATTGTTTTTATCTGTTCATTTATACTCTGCGCCGGAGTATTACACAATTTTGAGACTTCGGCCAGAGCTTGGTTCCATCTTTTCCGGTTATCTTCCACCTGGTCGTAGGATTCATCAATTACGTCAGAAAATGTTCTAAAACCTAAACTACGTAGATTTTTTAGATAGTTTTTACCTGCTACAACAATGAATAATCTTTTAGCCAATATTGGTTTGACAATCTTTTCAGTATAGAAATTAAAATCGTTACTGTAATTGGTTTCGGCTACTAAACTGTAATGAGTGCGATTGTAAATGTCTATAGGTACAATAGCACTCAAATTCATTTTGTGCCCATAATATTTCACAATGTGTACTGTGTTAAAATAGTTATTTTCTTCTAAAAACTCTATGCCGGTTGATTCAAAAATATGATCTGTTTGCCTGAGGTCTACATTCCATCGACGAAAATAAGTTTTAATGACTTGATCGGCTAAATTTTTATCAATGTATTCGTTGATATAATCTCTATGATAGCGTTGACAACCCAGTAGCACATCAAAAAATTTTTCTTTGTTGTCTGTGTTAGTAATCTTTTTTGACAGTAAGGTTGTATTACAGCGCCTGTAAAAGTCCCCTGCTGTTATAAACCAATCCATCCACTGGTAAATTTTGGCATGTACAAATGATTTTGAGATATAGCCGCATACAAAAATACTTACATTTGGAAGATCTAGGGTGTATAATTGTTCTATGGTTTCTTGATGTAATTCTGAGCAAACAATTATAGAATGATTTACATAAGGATAAGTCAAATGAAATCGGTCTAACCAACCATTGTTAGCAGGAAATGCCACATGATAGTTTGCAAATTTTACCGAGTGAATACTGTTTAAAAAACTTTGGAGGTTGGCTGATTTTAAAAAATAATCTGGAGCTCTAAAACTTAAACCAGAGTAATCTTGTATACGACCAAAATGCCAAAAATTAACGTCGGAGTCATGATAAACACCGACGTTTTTGATTGGTACTATCTTCACTTATTTTTTTGTACTGCGGGATTTTTTGACTTTTTCTACCGTTTCAGTGGCTTTGGCCTTAACTTTTGTTGCTGCCTTTTTTGTTTTCTTTGCAACAACATCTGCTGCTGCCACCGCATCTTTAAGATCTACTTTGCCATCTTTGTTGACATCTAATACGGATACAGCATCTTTTACATCAACTTTTCCGTCCTTGTTGACATCAAGTTTTTCAGTCAAAGTTGGTATCTCGGGCTGCACTGGTTTGTTTTCGCCTTCGGGCGGACGACTAGTTGGGAATGGCCATGGTTCTGGAGTTTTGGTTGGACCATCTAAAGGATGTGACCCTGACTTAGAATGTTTGCTTTCTGACCAGATCCACCAGGCTCCTACAGCTATTAACACTACAACAATTAAAAGTAATTCCATTTTGACTTCTCCTTGAATAATAGCAATATTTATCGGCACAAAATGGAAAAATTAAATTCAAATAGTAGCACATTTTATATTGCGGTGCAGCATAAATTATAGTATAATACTTGAACATTACTTTTAAGGAGAACTCAAATGTTATCAATTGATACTATTGTAGACCACAGCAGCAACACCGCCAAGCAAGCATTTGCATTTATTCCAAACCAAGATGTTAAGAATGGTGTAGAATCACTAATTGATGCACATGCCAATTTTACCAAGGCAGTATTTACTACTACCACTGACATGGCTAAAATTGTGTATGATTCGATTCTAGCTACTGTACCAAAGCAACCTGTTAGCAAAAAGTAAACAGTTGCTAAAATAGCAAGATCCGTAAAAAGCCCTGCTTGACAGGGCTTTTTTTATGTGTTAGTATAACTATCCTATTAACTTTTTTAGGATGTACAGTGAACAAATTATTGTTAAATTGTAGACCCGCTACAGTTTTTGACCCGGCAAATAAAGATCATCGACGAGCTTATTATGTCTTTATCAAATATTCCACTTGGGGTCGGAGCTCTTATCAATTTCTATTAGATCCCGGATTTGAAGATATTCCAACGATGTGCCGCCATAGATTGTGTGAATATTATGTTGGAAGAGAGTTTGGCGACAAACTTAACGATCCGCCGCCGGCTAATAAAAACACCAAACTTACCGTTGTCAAACTCAAGTCAAAAGAACGAGTTGACTAAAATTGTAGATTTTGATTATAATAGAAACAGTTAAATCACAAGAGGTTCAAATGGGTTTAGATATGTATGCCTACGCCGCAGCAAAGGCCGGCGCAAAAAATGAGTATTACGAACAGCGATACGAAAAGGGTAATGAAGATTTTCAAGACCCAACAATCGAATTAGCCTATTGGCGCAAGCATCCTAATTTACATGGTTGGATGGAACAACTGTGGTTACACAAAGGCGGTAACAACTCGGACAGTTCGTGGGGTAGCAACTTTAACGGTGTAGAACTAGAACTGACCTGGGAAGATCTAGAGACTCTGGAGGAGGACGTTAAAAATGGTAGGCTCCCATCTACTTCTGGTTTTTTCTTTGGTAGTGATAGCGATGATTATTATCGGCTTCAAGATTTAGATTTTATACGCCGGGCTCGCGCAGAACTTTTTACTGGTCTCAAAGTTTTTTACAATTCATCTTGGTAAAGGAAATAGTATGACACAGGCACAACGATTTGCAGACGAAGCAATTTTTGTTCTCCAACTTAATTCTAAGGATGCTGTACGGTATATCCAGCGCAATTCTGGTTGTGATGAAAATACCGCATTGCAAATTTTTAAATCTGCTATACTGCCCAACCGAGCACAATGAAATCATTTATAGTCGCGGTTTCAGTTTTGCTCAGTGCCTGTGCCACAAGACACGCTCCTGACACTACAGCTTGGTTCGCTGATTGTTATAACAAGCAAAGACAGGAGCAACTTTTGGCACAAGCCGAATCACAGTTGTCCAACGATGATCTCAATGAACGTCGTAAAATTAGACAAAAATTTTGGGACTTACAAAAAGAGTGTAGATGAAAAACTACTTGATTATTCTCGCTGCTGTAGCACAAACAGCCTGTACAACACCCGTGAGAATGAGTGCTAATGATTTGTCTAACTACAAAATTAACTGTGATCAACGCAATGAACAGTATCAATTTTTGGAAAGTCAAAGGTACAGTGACAATCAAAGATTTATACTTGCTGGACAGATGACTTCAATTTTGGGCATAGTTTCTAATGTCTGGAACGGTACAGCAGCGGATAGTTCAGCCGGCATGGACGGCGAACACGAAGCTATGATCAAGGCGCAACAGAGACAACTGAGGCAAAGATGTTTACTAGAAGATTCTTTCAAAAAACCGCAACAGTAGTTTGTCTGTTGCCCGCAGTAGCCATGGCTGATTGCTATCAAGAGTCAGTTACCGCTAACAAGACAAATACTGAAATCAAAGAAGTTACAGATTTTCAAAAATTTGTTAAAACTGCGGGCAATCAACAAATATGCACAGTTGTTTTTAAAGCTCGTATAAACAACCGTTGGCACGATGCACGAGGCGAAAGCCAAGGTCCGATCACAGACAGTACTGATCAAGTGTGTGCGCAGGCTTTGCAAGCAGGTCGTACCAAAATACTTGAACGAGTGGCAGGTAGTTCAGTACAATCCAGTCAGACCCTTTATTGTAATGATTTTGAAATTCCGCAACTCAAGAAAGGACTCAAAAAATTTGATACCTTTAAAATTAGTGAACTTAAACCCGTGCCAAATTCAGATCCTTTTGAATACAAAGGATCCACATGCAGATATTTTTTAGAATCAGACATAGATCCACGTACCAATAATTTGATGCAATGGCAGATTGTTGGTTGTGTAATTAGAAATGAGTGGACTGTGGTTGACAAATTTTAATCTTTAATTTACAATAGATTATGAAAACTTTTATTACTTTTTTGTTTGTAGTAGCCCTTACTGGCTGTGGCACAGTAGGCGGTGCAGTAAGTGGAGCCGGTAACGATTTACAACGTGCTGGCGAGTGGATTAAATCTAGATAAGGTGTAATGATGAATAAACTTTTTATGTTGGTTCCAATAGCTGCTCTCGTTACTGCTTGCGGTACTACTGAGCGATTTGAAAAACGTGCTGAATACGAAAGTAAACGACAAGAAAAATATGTCGAGCGTACTATCGATAAAGCGCCTAAATGGATGACTGAGCTTCCTGAAAGCAAGGACGCAGTTTATGCAAATGGCACAGGAGTGAGCCGAGATTTTAGCATGGCTGACGAAAAAGCCAAACTCATTGCATTTAGCAAAATCTGTATGGCAGCTGGCGGCGAAGTTGATAAACAAAGCAAGATGTTTATGAGCGACGTTGACGATGTCAGTGTAGAGCGTAGCGAAATGGCTATACGTGCAATGTGCCGCGGTACTGATATTTCAGGCGCAGAAATTGTAGAAATCAAACGTATTGCTGAAGGTAATCGATATCGTTCATATGCCCTAGTAGCACTACCAATGGGTGAAGCCAATCAGCTGGCAATACGCAATGATAGACGCCGTGTAACTGCTGATACAAAGGCCAAGTCCGATCGAGCATTTAGCGAAATTGATGCAAATAACCGACGATAACTGCAACAAAAAAAATGCCCTTCGGGGCATTTTTTTTGACAAAAACTTCTTAAATGTAATTGCCAATAAATACAAAATGCGCTTATACGAACTAGAACAACAACCTCGCGGCCGCCCAGAAATATTCTTAGACATGGATGGCGTACTGGCAGATTTCTTCTCAGAATATGCTAAATTAGCCGGAGTGCCCGCAGATGTAAAGAGCGGCCGAGCAGACTATCGCAACATTCCTGCAGAACTACGCGAACCTGTAATTGCACAGATGCGTGGTACTGATTTCTTTTACAGACTGCCTAAGTTTCCGTCAGCAGATAGATTGGTAGCAATGGTGGTACAAGTGTTTGGATACTACAATATCTGCTCAAGCCCATTACGCGGTGATAACCAAAATAGTGAAGCAATGAAACGAGCATGGATAGCGGAAAATTTAGATCCGCAACCCAGAGTAATACGCATTACTGGTCGTAAAGGCAAGTATGCCAAGCAGCCCGACGGCACGCCGAATATCTTGGTTGATGATCGTAATACCGTACTGACCGAATGGGAACAATCGGGCGGTATCGGAATCAAGTATCAAGCAGATGAAGATGGCCTAGATACGGTAGCCAGTGGATTACGCCGAGCATTTGAAATTGTAAAAGGTAGGCGTGAGCATACGCCGCAAAACATACAGAGCAAGGACTATGGCAAGATGATAGCTGGTCCACAGGATAAAGCAGATGCGAGCTAGAGAATTTGTTGTAGAAAGCACATTTCAAGAACACGAAGAGCAATTGCGTGATTTTATTCAATGGTGTGTGCGTAAATTAAACATTGAACAAGCATTACCTAAAATTCGTTTCCAAGATGCCAAAGAAGGACCAGATCAACATAGAACCGGTTATTATGACGACAACGATGATATCATGTGGATCTATACCGGCAACAGAAATTTGATTGATATCATGCGTACTGTAGCACACGAACTAGCGCATCGCAAACAACATGAAGCCAACATGGTGCATGGTGATCAAAGCTATCCAGGATCACCAATTGAACAACAGGCCGATGCTGTAGCCGGCTACCTAATGAAACTGTATGGCAAAGAACATCCGGAAATAATAGAATGAGATACCGTGAATTTGAACTAACCGAAGATGAATTGTTTGAGCTCAAAATGAGCCCAACCAATCTTGCAAAAATGGCCAAGAACATTGACGCTAGAGTGGGCATGGAATTTGAACTAATTGTTCCTAATACAGAAGTTGAAGATGAAGAATTTGATCCTGAGCCAGATTATGATGCCGACGAAAGGTTTCCTACTGGTCCAGGATGGACCAATGAAATAATGAGCTTTTTCCGCGGCGGCGAGGTAAGCAACAGCACTCGGTCAATACAAAGAGCCATCGACGAACTAAATGAGAACTTCCTTGCGTGGACCGACGAGCAAGAAGAAGAGTTTTTAGCATCCAACGAAGGTCAAGAAAGAGCCATAGAAATTGCTACCAGCAATGTAAGCAGAGACGATTTTGAAACAGATGAAGAATATGAAACCGCAGTTCGCGAATACCTGACAGACAACGAAGATAGCATTAGAGATGAATTGCTAGACGAATTTCGCGATGATCTTGATTTAAAGTTTGAGGAATGGCTAGACGACAACGGTATTGGTATGATGTCGGACTTTGCTAGTGAACACGGCCTAGAATGGCCATACTGGACACAACCAGATGATTTCTATGGCAGCAGCGGTCTTAGTATTAATGCTGTAGCAGATGATTTCGGCCAAGCAATAGGTCGCCCGGTTAATGCTAGTACCAGTTATCACGGTGCTTATAGACAACCTGGACACTATGTGGTAGAGCCAGACTCAAGCCTACACGGCGACGAACCTGGTGATGGCGGATTGGAGTTTGTTAGCCCTCCACTCACAGTGGCGGAAATGTTAGAGGATATAGACAAAGTTGCGGCATGGGCTGGTAGAGCGGGTGCTTATACCAACGATAGCACTGGCCTGCACATGAATGTGAGTGTGCCTGGTCAACAAAATCTAGACTTTGTTAAACTGGCCATGTTCTTGGGCGACAACTATATCTTAGAACAATTTGGTCGTGCGGGTAATAGCTATTGTAAAAGTATATTAAAACAGATCGTTGGTGTAGCTAGAAGCGAGCCTGGCCGTGTAGAAGAAATGATGAGACAGTTTCAAGGTGGATTGAATCAATTGGCCAGCAAAGTTCTACACACAGGCAGCACCGGCAAGTATAGCAGTATCAACAATAGAGGCGATTGGGTTGAATTCCGTGGTCCCGGTGGCGACTGGCTGGGCGATGATCTCTCTGCAGTAAAGAACACCATGTTACGAGCAGTAGTGGCATTAGATGTTGCTACCAAGCCTGAAGAATTCAAACAAGAATACTACAAGAAGTTGTACAAAACTCTATCGCAAGGCCAAGACAACGATGTGATTCAATACTTTGCAAAATTTGCAGCCGGCGAATTACCGCAGAGTGCCCTAAAAGCATTTGTCAGACAAATACAGGGCAAGCGTGGAGTTGATAAACTGACGCAAGGTGCCAAGGATATCTTGTTGGTTTGGAAAGTAACCGGTAGTGCTTCAAGTCCGTATCAAAGTCAAGGCACGGAAGTGATAGGCAAGACTCAACTAGATGCATTTGTAGAAGCAATTAAAAAATGGCGATTAAACATTGGTTCATATAGCATAGAAGAATGGGCGCAAGAACACGGTTGGCGGGCACAACCATTACGAGCTGCTACCACGGATGACATGAATGCCTTGTCAGATAAATTTTATCGTGTGTATCCAGAGGGCAGTTCGCAAGGTGTTTGGGTAAAAGCTATGAGTATGTTCCAAGCTCTAACAATGGCCGGACAAAGATTCCCTGACATATTCGCCAATGTCGCAGCCAGTGATATTATTGCAGCCCACGACCCCAACTACTCAGGTCCAGAAACACCATTTAACCTGAGAGCCAGATTAGGAGAGCCACAACCCGTTTGGCGTGAACCGCCTGCGCAGCAAACACCTAGTCGCGATCAAGAATTTACCGGGCATTGGGAAGTGGTTAGTAGAAACACCGATGAGGTTGTATCTATAATAAGCGGTATCGGAAACGCAGTAGCAGATGCCGAAAGACACGCAGCAAGATGGCAACAGCAGACAGGATTTGATGATCCTGTATATGTCAGACCACTCATGCGACCAAGAGACAATCTGTCACGCAATCAAGGAGAAGTTCAACAAGCAGAGCAAACACAATATAGAGTCGATTATACGGTGACCTATCGTGATGAAGTAAGAAACAATAGCATGACAGTTCCAGCAGCAAATGCTGATGCTGCTATGGCCGCAGTGAGAGATCGACTGGAGCGTGCCAGATGGACAATTAACAGGATAGAAGCGGAACCTGCGAGTTCTGCTGCCCGTGGGTCAGAAAGCCTACCACCAGGTAATACACG